GCGGACAGCATCCGCAGCGGCATCCAGTGGATTCAGAACCTCGAAATCATCATCCACCCGCGCTGCATAAACTTCCTGACGGAAATCAGCAACTACACATGGGACAAGGACAAGTTCGGCAAGATGCTCGATGGCCCCATTGACGACTTCAACCACCTGATGGACGCCATGCGCTATGCGCTGGAAAAATACATCATCAACAAGAAATGGACGTACTAACGAGAGGATGACACGAATGACAGACGGAGAAAGACTGACGGCGATTCTTGCGCAGTACGCAATCCCGTGCGAGAAGGTCAGCTTCCACGGCAAGCTGGACGCGCTGGCGGCAGGGCTGGGCATCCAGACGCAAGGGCGGCTGATGGGCGACGTGCTGGATGACATTGCCGCCAAGACGGGCGTGGAGCGCGACGACCGGCTCTATGGCGCGTTCATCCGCAAGCTGTACGAGGACGTGACCAGCGGCGAGGACGCGACGCTTTCCGGCAATCCGCTGACGCTGACGGAGTGCATCGGAGGGAAACCGCTTGGCGCACTGCATGTGTACGGCAAAAGCACGCAGAACGGCGTGCCGCTCCCGACCGCGCCCGTGCCGATTGTCAGCGCGGGCGACGGCGGAACGGTGACGGTCACGGTGTCGGACGGCGCGAACGAATCGCAGACGCTGACGCTGCAAACGCCGAACGCACTGTGCGGCATCCCGGTTGCATCCAGCGGCAATTACACGGATGAGAACGGGCAGCAGTGGGTCTGCGACGAGGTGGATTTGGCGCGCGGCGTGCGGGTGCAGCGTATCCGGAAAATCAAGGTAACATCGTCGCTCAATTGGCAGACGGCAGGGCGCGAGGTTGACCGCTACTTCGCTTGGTTCAACGGCGCATACACGTCGAACGTGCTCTGCACGCACTTTTCCACCGCTCTTGGCTCTGAAACGGTCGGCGGGGCGATTGCCAATCATAATAACCTTGTCGGCTTTGCATTCGCCGAAAAAGGCACGACGACCCTCGATGACTTTAAGCAGTTTTTGGACGAGAATGACGTTTTTATTTGGGCTGCGCTTGCTACACCGGTGGAAACCGACATTTCTGCGGACGAAGTCGCAGCCTACAAGGCGCTGACTACCTATGCCCCGACGACCGTCATCAGCGTGAGCGGCGGCGCGGGGCTGGCGGCAACCTACAGGCACAGGAAAGCGGCGGAATGATAGCGTTCCGCCAAGAAAAAATCAAGACAATCGAAGAAATTCGCTAAAAGCACCCTGCACGCGCACGGTGCTTTTTTTGAACCCTCAATTCACCACCAAGGAGGCGCATCCCTATGTTATCCCCCGCGGAAATCCGCACATTCATCGACAGTGACAGCGCATCCACCCGCAAGCAGCTTGCGCGGCAGGGTCAGCGCTACTACGAGGGCGACCACGACATCCGCAATTACCGCCTGTTCTTCATCAACGCCGACGGCACGCCGCAGGAGGACAAAACCCGCTCGAACATCAAAATCAGCCACCCGTTCTTCACCGAGCTGGTAGACCAAGAGGCGCAGTACATGCTGTCCGGGCAGGAAGCGTTCGTGCGGTCGGACATTCCGGAACTTCAAGCGGCGCTCGAAGATTATTTCGACGAGAATTTCACCGCCGAACTCTACGAGGTCATCACGGGCACGGTGGCGAAGGGCTTCGAGTACATGTACGCCTACAAGGACGCGGACGGCCACACGCGCTTTCAGGCAGCGGACAGCCTCGGCGTGGTGGAAGTGCGGGCAAAGGACACCGACGACGGCTGCGAGTACGTCATCTACTGGTACATCGACCGCATCGGCAAGGACAACAAAGCCATCAAGCGCATTCAGGTGTGGGACAAAAAGCAGACGCACTTCTTCTGCCAGGTGAACGAGGGCGAGATTGTGCCGGATGAATCCGCACCGCTGAACCCGCGCCCGCACACCATCTGGCGCAAGCCCGGCGACGAAAGCACCTACTTTGACGGCTTCGGCTTCATCCCCTTCTTCCGCCTGGACAACGGGCAGAAGCAGTTTTCCGGCCTCAAAACCATCAAGGGGCTGATTGACGACTACGACCTCATGTCCTGCGGGCTATCCAACAACATTCAGGACGCGAACGAAGTCCTCTACGTTGTCAAGGGCTTCGAGGGCGACAACCTCGACGAGCTGATGACCAACATCCGGGCGAAAAAGCACATCGGCATCCCGGATTCCGGCGGCGACGTTGAGATTCGCACGATTGACATTCCCTATCAGGCGCGCCAGACGAAGCTGGAACTGGACGAAAAGAACATCTACCGCTTCGGCATGGGCTTCAACGCCGCGCAGGTCGGCGACGGCAACGTGACGAACGTGGTCATCAAGAGCCGCTATGCGCTGCTTGACCTCAAGTGCAACAAGCTGGAAATCCGGCTGAAGCAGTTCATGCGCAAGCTGCTGAAAATCGTTTTGGCGGAAATCAACGAATCCGGCGGCACGGACTACCAGATGCAGGACGTGTATTTCGACTTCCGGCGCGAGGTGATGGCGAACGCGCTGGACAACGCGCAGATTGAGCTGACGGACGCGCAGAAGCAGCAGGCGCAGGTGAACACGCTGATGACGCTTGCGGACGTGCTGGATGACGAAACGCTGCTGGAAAACATCTGCGACGTGCTGGAACTGGACTACAAGACGATTCGCGGGCGGACGAAATCAGACGACGGCGCGGCGGACGTGGTGCTGGATGACATTCCGGCGGAAGAGGATGACGCGGGGTGATGTGAATGCGCAAGAGCGAGAAGGAAGCCCTGCAAGCCATGCTCGATGATGAGCAGGAGACCATCAAGGCACTGGAAAAGGCATACCAGCGGGCGATTCGGCGCATCGACAACCACATCCGCATCCTCGAAAGCGACGAAATGACGCAATCGAAAATCTACCAGAAGCGTTATCAGGAGGCGATGAAAGCCCAAATCAACGCCGCGCTGGACGAACTGCACAAGAAAAGCAATCAGACGATTGAGGAGTACCTGACGCGCAGCTATCAGCACGGCTACGTCGGCACGATGTACAGCCTGCACAAGCAGGGGATGCCTATCCTTGCGCCGATTGACCAGCGCGCCGTCACCCGCGCCGTCCGCACGGACAGCAAGCTCAGCGGGCGGCTGTACGGTGAACTCGGCGTGGATATGCAGAAGCTGAAAAAGACGATTTGCCGGGAAATTTCCATCGGCATCTCCATCGGCAGCGACTACAACATGATTGCACGGCAGGTGCAGATTTCTTCCGGCATTCCGCTCAAACGCGCGAAGACCATCGTCCGCACCGAAGGACACCGCATTCAGCAGCAATCCGCCGATGACGCACGCAACGCCGCCAAGGGTCAAGGCTGCCAAGTCGTCAAGCAGTGGGATGCAGTGCTGGACGGCAACACGCGCACGGATCACCGCATCCTTGACGGGCAGATTCGCGAAGTCGGCGAGCCGTTCGAGATAGACGGCAAGAAAGCGGAGTACCCCGGCGCATTCGGGCGCCCCGAAGAGGACTGCAACTGCCGCTGCGTCGCGCTGACAAGGGCGAAGTGGGTGCTGGACGCGGACGAGTTGCAGACCATGAAGGACAGGGCGAAGTTCTTCGGGCTGGACAAGGCGGAGGGGTTCAGGGAGTTTGAGGAGAAGTATCTGAAAGCGGAAAAGGTGTTGAATAAGCAGCGCAAAGGTGGTATAATTCAGATGGATTTGCAGTTCTTTGCAAATTCCGCCGAAAAAGATTTGCAGCGGCAAAAAACTTCTTCTATCCGAAAGTCATTGGAAACGTTTGACCAGCGGATTGTAGAGCATTGGCATAAGATTGAGCATCCCGAAGAGCATGTGCCAAATTGGGATGAAAGAGACCCGCGTGAGCAAGAAGGACTAAAAAAGCATTGGTATAAGGAAATCACTAATTTCCGTGAATCAAGGGCGCGCAGAATTGCAGAATTAAAGAGAAGAGGTGAATACGATGAATGAAAGTACATTGAAGTATATCCTTGCCCGCGTCATTGACAATGCCAATGAGACGATGAACGAGGCAAGGGAAAACCCCGATGATGCCTTCTACAAGGGGAAGCGCCTTGCGTATTACGAAGTGCTGGACACCATCAAGAACACGCTGCTGAATGAAGGAATCCCGCTGGATGATTTGGGGCTGAATGTGGAATTGGAGCGGAAATTCCTTTAATAGGGCGTGCGCTTTCGGAGAGGTGAAGTAGCGTGAAATATAAGGAATATGACATTCCGAACACCGAAGAAATTGAAAAATTTCGGAAAATGACGCGAGAAGAACGCGATGCACTTCTTAAAAAGCTGCTGGAAGAGGACAGAAAACAAGCCAGCGAAGGAGAAAAACGGTAGAAAGCACCCTGCCCCCCTGCAAGGTGCTTTTTTGATACGTTGAAAGGAGTGCATAAACGTGACCATGACCAGAGAAGAACGAATCCAGCAAATCAGGGACTGCGGGCAGACCATCTTCGAGAAGGCAGAAAGCATCTACGGGGATTATGCCTGCCCGACGAACTTGCAGGTGGTCATTACCATGAAAGCGAATGAGCTGCCGAACATCACCGTGAATCGGGAGTTTTTCAGCGACATCATGATGGAACGCAATGGTGGGCATATCCAGTAACCGGCTTTGAATCATCTTTGAACCTTGTTTGAAACTAAAAATTGCAAGTTGCAAAGAGAAATTGCAACTTACCATCAACTTGCAATCAACTTAATCCGCGAAAAGCAGCCGCACACCTCGTGCAGGCTGTTTTTTCATACAATAATTCCGAAAAGGAGTGGTATCATGGACATCTCTACCATGGGAACGGTGCTGGCGATTGTCGTCATCACCTACCTGATTGGCCTGCTCTGCAAGAGCGTCGGCAGCATCCGCGATGAGCTGATTCCGGTCATCGTGGGCGCGGCGGGCGGCGTGCTGGGCATCGTGGGCATGTACGTCATCCCGGATTTCCCGGCGAAGGACGTGCTGAATGCGCTCGCGGTCGGCATCGTGTCGGGGCTCGCCTCGACGGGCGTGAATCAGGTGTATAAACAGCTCGGCAAAGCAGAAATTGACCCCGGTGGTGATTGACAATGGCATCAAAAACGGTCAGCGCGGCGGAGGTTGTCGCCCTCTTCCGCCG